GAATATAAACTATACATTGGAACTACTTTCTCAACACCATACTTTATTCAACAAGAAGTTGATTTAGTGAATATTGCTTCTAAGGCACTGGCCTATTGGACAATCTATCTAGCTCTGCCACACTTAGCAATTCAAATTAGAAACATCGGTGTAGCTAGAGCAACATCAGATAACACTACAATATCTACAGTTCAAGAACTAAAGTATATTAGAGAAGAAATGCAAAACTTAGCAGAGTTTTGGAATCAAAGAGTTGTTAATTTCTTATGTGAGAATTCAACTTACTTTCCACTCTACGGCGCTGCGAGTGATGATATGTATCCTACAAACTATCAATATGATTCTGATATCTATATTGAAGACAGATACAAAGGCTTAAGTTTAGAAGAAATTAAGTTCTTAAAAAAATACCTTTCTTAATGATGCAAGAAATACTAATGATGGTAGGTGGCTTACTATTTTCTATTTTAGGCTACTTCCTTAGAAAAACTATGGATGAACTCAGAGAAGTTAAACAACAGTCTTACGATAACAAAGCACAGATTGATCTTTTAAGACTTGACTATAAAAACAAAGTAGATAATCTAACTGAAAAGTTTGATGAATTGAAACTTACTATGTCTGAGTTGATAAAAGAAATTAAAGAACTCAACAAACGCATACATGGCAATTAATCTCTTAACAAGAAACTATCCTTATAACGGTGTAAGAGCTGTTATTAATGCTTCACAATCAAGTGTAGAGTATACCTATTTCGTAGAAGGTAGTGGTCAAAGATATTATGTAAATCGTATATCTTCTACCAGTTCTGTTATGGAGTCAGCAAGCTTTCAATCGTTTATGAGTTTCACTATGTCTGGTTTTGCAACCTACTCAGTTGATTTGATACCTATGGAAGCTGGTGAATCTGTAATGATAGACACTCATATTGTTGCCTTAAACTCTACAGGTAGTAAAGGTTATGTTAGTAGACACTTCGGTGGTTTCAGACACTCAGGTTCGACTCTTACTGCAATTGGTGGAAGTATCGATAGTAATGTTAAGACTGACTTTTCAACAGTTGCTGTTACTTTCACACAGTCAGGAACACAATCAGTTAGATTAAGATTAGTAGGTCAAACATCAGAAACATTAGACTGGGATATCCATGTAGCTTACACAAAAGGTTTTCATTCAATAAGTGCAAGTCAATCTTCAATACCACCTATTTATCCTAAGCCAAATAATCCAACAAGTTAATATGAGCAATAGTTACTACATTAAACAAGCTGATGGAACTTATAAAAAAGTTACTTTTACTGAAAAGCAATCTTTAGGTCGCTTATATTTAGGTGCTGATGAAAAGTTTATTGGTATTACAGGCTCAAAAGGTGAAGCAGGGGAACGTGGACTTGATGGTATCAATGGTAAAGACGGTCGTGATGGTAGAGATGGCTTAGACGGTGTAAATGGGCGTGATGGTTTGGATGGTAAATCTGGCATACATGGCCTAGATGGTTACACACCTATCAAAGGTATTGATTATTTTGATGGCCGAGATGGTAGACATGGTATCAATGGTTTAGATGGATATACACCTATTAAAGGTGTTGACTATTTTGACGGCTTACAAGGTGATACAGGACCTAAAGGAGATAAAGGCGACAAAGGTGACAAAGGCGACAAAGGCGATATTGGTTTACAAGGTCCGAGAGGTTTGACAGGTGTTGTCGGAGCACGAGGTCCCATAGGTATACCTGGTCAAATCGGTGCAACCGGTGCTACTGGACCACAAGGTATAAAAGGTGAGAAAGGTGATAGAGGATTTCCTGGACCTATGGGACCTCAAGGACCAGCAGGTTCTAGTGGGACAGGTTCTGGTGTTCCTGGAACTTCAGGCACAAGTGGTAGCTCTGGCGAGGCTGGTATTTCCGGCACATCCGGTTCTTCCGGCACATCTGGTTCAAGTGGTCAAAATGGTATATCAGCCGGTCAAACCTACTACTTTAATGAAGGTCAAAGTTCTGATGTGTTACCATATAAAGTTTTGAGCACTAGTCCATCTACCGCTTCTCAAATAACTGCAACGGTTTCACTAATTGGTGGAGAACAAAATAGACTAGTATCAGAATACCTTACACCTCAGTTAGGTTTTGCTGTTATACCGGCTGGTGTCCAAAGGTTTCATTTCCATTTTTTGAAACAACAATTCAATGATTTGATGGAAGTTTATGTAACTATACAATTAGCAGACTCTTTAGGCACACCTATAGGTCCAACAATTTCATCAGGTGTCGAAGAAATTGATTGGGTAGATTCAGTAACACCACACGAAGTTAACTGTGATTTGACTTTAACTACAACGACTATAAATCCTACTAATAGAATGATTGTTAAACTCTGGGTTAACAATCTTGAATCTACAACTCGTCAAGTTGTCTATTATACGCAAGGTAATCAATATTATTCTTTCGTAGTAACATCAGTTGGTGTCGTAGGTGGAACTTCTGGAAGCTCAGGTACTTCTGGTAGCTCAGGTACTTCTGGAACAGTAGGAACATCAGGAAGTTCAGGTTCGAGTGGTCAAGATGGCACATCAGGTTCTTCAGGCACATCAGGTTCGAGCGGTAGTAGCGGCACATCAGGTTCGAGCGGTCAAACTGGTAGTTCTGGAAGTTCTGGTAGTTCAGGAACCTCTGGAACAATAGGAACATCAGGAAGTTCAGGTAGTAGTGGTCAAGATGGCACTTCAGCAACAAGCGGTAGTAGCGGGACTTCTGGAACGTCAGGTAGTTCAGGTTCATCTGGCACAAGTGGTGAAACTGGAACATCTGGCACAAGTGGCTTTAGTGGTAGCTCTGGTGAAGCTGGTAGTTCCGGAACCTCAGGTTCATCAGGTGTATCCATACCAGGTGAAAACGGTACATCTGGAACTTCTGGATTCAGTGGCACTAGTGGTGAGACTGGCACATCTGGCACAAGTGGTTTGAGTCAGAATCAAACTTTCGAACAGACACTTTCATATGGTAATAGTTCAGGAACTTACTCAGCTCTTGTAAATATGTATGAGACAACAGTAGCAACAGCTTCTATTTCTGGATTTTATACAGCATCCTTAGACCTGTCAAATATATATGCCTATACTTTGACAGGTAACACCACATTTAGTTATATTGCACCGAAAAACACTGTATATAACTTTGCAGTAAAAGCTGGCTCTTTCAGATTTACACTGAATTCTTCTTCAAATTGGCAAACAGTTGGTGCTACAGCCTTAGGAATTACAGGTTCTTTCATAATGAGTTGTATATATGATGGAACAGATATGTGGGTTTCCACAATAAGAAATTATCAAGTTTATTAATGTTTTCAGCAGTAGCATTTTGGCAACAACAAGTAACAGCAGCAACAGCAACTCAATCCATAATTTATGGATTAATGCTTTTAGGTGGAAATAGCGCAGCTTATTCTACAGCAACAAATTCATCGACTTGGACTACATCAACACCTGGCTTGAGTTCAAATTGGTATGGCATAGGTTATTCAGAGCCGCAAAAACTATTTGTAGCATGTTCTGAAACAGGACCTACGAGACGCACGTCTAATATGATAAACTTTACAGCATCAGCTACTGTTACACCGAGTGGTGGTGGTATGAGAGCTGTTAAGTGGATTAATGAATTAAACTTATGGATTGGTGCTGGTATCACAACTACTGGTGGTAATTTATCAATTAGAACATCAACTGATGGTAATAATTGGACTAATCAATCAACACCGGCACTTGCAGGTTTTCTTGAGGACGTAATTTGGTCAGGTGCAACTGCTGTCAGTATGTCTCAAACTTCAAGAGTTATAACATCAACAAATGGAACAACTTGGACCTCACGAACTGCAGCAACTGGTCAATGGCATGGTGGTGCTTATTCACCATCTTTAAACAGATTCGTTATAGGTGGTATTAATGGTTATATTGGAGTGTCTGATAATGGTGGAGTCACTTGGAGTGTAGTTGCTCGAACTGGTGGTTGGAGATACTTTGCTTGGTCACCAAAATTGAATTTATTCGTAGGAACAAGAACTGGTAGTAATCCAGCTTATTCATCAGACGGTTTATCGTGGACTGCTTCAACTGCTGGAACGCTGAACTGGTGGAATGTTATTTGGAATGCTGAGCAAGAAATATTCATAGCAACTGTTATTTCATCTCAAACAAGACCAACTTGGAGGTCGGTTGATGGTATAAATTGGACGCAACAAACTACCGTCTTAGCATCTGGTAGTTGGATTGGAATTGGATATAGAAAACAAATTTTATAAATAAGTTATATAAGATATGATAGTTACAGATACAAGAAATTTAGTAGTTGGTTCATCACATTTAATTGAAAGAGTTGATGAAGAGGGTGAAATTGCATTAATAAAAGTTTGGACAGATAACCTTGGTGTTGGTTATTATTACATCGGTGCTACAAATCGAAATAATTATCCTATTTATAATGATCCAGATTTATTAGTTCCTGACTCAAGTTTTGACTGGTATTATGATGGCACAACATTCACAGAAGTTCCGAGTCCTACTCAATCTGGGCCAACTCAATCGGGTTATACACAGTCTAACTCATAGATATTTCTAAAGTCCATTGATGTCTACAATAAGGTGTAGTATTCAAAGTACCAGGTAGTCTATAGAAACCACCTCTATATAAAAACACATCAGGTTCTAATCCTGGATAGTTACTAAACATTTCTACTAAGTGTGCATTACTCAAAGATTTAATTTCATCAAGAGTGTATCTCTTGTTAGCAGATAGTAATCTTTTACAAAATGGTCTAGAACCAGATTTAGCTTCAGGTATACCTGGTATCTCTTGATAACGATAGAAGAAATTAACTGTTGCAAACTTTAAATCAATAGATTTTCTTTCTCTCTCTTCAATCATCTCAGCCTCTTCTATACTACCTACTGGAATAGTCTTCAAAACCTTCTTAGGATTGACCTCACGACCTCTAACAGAAAGCATCTCTAATACAGGATCATCACCTGTTAATAGTAAATCAAAATTAAGTTTCTTATCTAGGTCTTTTACTTCACCAAATAATAGGTTATCTTCTGTAAGATTAGCACGCTTTAATTGATTCCAGACTTTATTATCTTTTCTTTGTATCTTTCTTTGAGATCTGATATAAACTTTAAAACCCATCTCTCTATACTTCTTTACTTCGTCAGCATTAAAGTCTTCATTAAAAAGAACTTTCTTTACTCTGGCAAACTTTTGCTTAGACAAATCTTCTTTGTCTATTTGTTCTAATTTTCTTTGAGCCCATTCTATACCAGCATCTCCACCCCAAGCTAACCACATAAGACGACCACAACCATCACCTAATTCTCTATCAGAACTTTGACGATGTCTTTCAAAGCCAGCCATTCTAGCGATTGTCTCTCTACTGATAGCCTCACCGTTAGCTAATTGATTTGCTCTTGCTTTACCCACAGGCGTGCCACAATCACCCCATCCGTTTTCTTCAGCCCATCTTAAAGCTGATTGAGCTGCCTCTTTAGCAGCTTCTGGATAATCTGTATAACTTTCAAAGTTAATACTAATAGGTGATTCAGTAGACCAAGTATTATCTGTAACTGATTGTGTTGCTGATTGAGTCATAAAGTCTTTTTCTTTATTAGATATAGAGGTCTATATAAGTTTTGTTTACATTAGTCTTTTTTAGCACCTCCATTTGATTGCCAATATTCTTTAACTCGATTGTAAACTCTTGAGCGGCAGCCCGAACAAGATACACTATATTCTAATGTTTGTGGAAATAATCTATTATGTAGATTGAATAAGTCTCTAATAGTTTGTGCGTCGTGTCTATGGTTTTCTTTACCATATAAGTGTTGCATCATAGCATCAACTTCTTGAAATTGTAATTCTGCTTCTGTCATATTGTATTGTTTAATTTTTGATATAATAGTTCTGATAAAACGGCACATATACTAGCTCCTATAATATCTATGTTTTGAAACCATAAAAGTTGATACCAAAAATAGATGTGAAATGTAGTGCACATTGCACATTCTAAAAACCTACGCCATATACCTTGATGACTACCTAACAACCAGTTTCTAAATCTTATTGTAGGCTCACTAGCACACCAGATGACACCTACACAAGCCAATCCAATAATTTCTAACATTCGCTAATAATCTTTTTTTTGAGGTCATTTATCATACCATACACAGCAGACATCGGTAGATTGAGTCTCTTAGCAACACCTCTAATGCTAAGACCTTGTGTGATGTAGAGGTCAAATAGGACCTTCTCGTGAGCCTTAAGTGTTAAATAAACCTTTCTGACTTTAATAATCTTTATAACTTCTGGTTCAGAAAATCTTTTATAAAGGTCTATAATAAACTCTTTGATATCATCTGTTGAGTTCTCTGCCTTTATCTCAATCATATCATCAATCATCTCATCTTTAATCCAGATATCTTCATCAAAGTTATTTACTTCAATAGACTTTCTAAATTCACTGTTAGACCAATTGACATTGTTTTTCATCCAAGTTTGTAAGAACTTTATTCTTTCATCACCATCAGGTATTTGAGAGAACTTTAACCAGTTCTTTTCTAAGTAAAGAGTGAGAAATGCTAATAACTCACGCCACTCGACAGGATGCCACCTTCTACTCCAATATGATATGACTCGATAGTTTTTTTCAAGCCACTCTTGCCAGCTAAGCATATTCCATATTCAATATTTTTCTAAGATTAGTAGCTACTTCAAACTCTTCTTCTTCAACAGCAAATTGCATCCACGATTCAATAGTTTCACCTAAAAATAACCAAGTCTGTAAGTAGATTTGAGAATCACATAACTGACTTAATTCATAAGTTAAGTGGTCAATCTTTTTACAAACAGCAGCTATTGTTCTACCGTGTAAAAACTGTGGCACAACACCTCTGAAGAAATGGTCAAGTATATCAAATATTAAATTTGTGACTAATTCCCTGGTATCAACATCTATGTCCCATTGTCGTAAGTATTGTGGAATATAGATTGTGTGAGATATTTTGTCTTTTAGCCGTTGCATAAGCTATATATTATTTTAATCCTTCCACCTGAATCTAAGAGGCTTTTTCTTATTAAGAAAACCACCATTAAGACAAGACTTTCTAACCACTGCAATATGAACATCGTGATGTTTTGCAGCAGCAGACATTGAAAAGAATTCTTGGACAACTTTTCCTTTACTATCGATTTGTTCTACACGACGACCTAATCTTGGTGGTGGCACAAACTCGTTATTCATCATTTTCTCGAGTTCTAAGAGCATATATTGTATCTGATGGTCTATTTGTAAGGTTGAGTATTTATTCTCGTTGTTAGTGATATCCATATAGATATGTGCAACTAAAAAAATATCAATTTGTGAAAGTAGATTCCACTTCATCTTAACAAGAAGTATTTTAATTCTATCTCGCCATCTATCAATAGGACCTTCCAACTTCTTAACGAGTGCGTGTTTTCTCATTCTAATAGATTTACTATAAAGGTGGCCGTCAATTGAATAACAGAAACGACATAGGTCTTTACCTATTGTAGAGTGAAATATTCTACCACAAGTTCTGCAATTAGCTTTTCCTTTTTGAGATGTGCCACGGCATTTTTTACAATTAGTAATTGCAGCATCTTTACTTACGGCTCTTCTACCACATTTTTCACAAGTAAACCAGTTACCGGTGTAGTCATACTTATATTCTTTTTTAGACATACTTTTATATTAAAACTTTTATCAAAAGTTCATGTATAATAGGTAAAGTTAAATTATGAAAGATACATTAAAGACCTTAGCACACAAAGTAAATACAATTTACGATTTCACAAACATTATCAGAAACGAAGAAATGTATAAACTGATAGTAAAACATGAAGCAGAGAACTTCTTACTCACCTCAAACGAGATTGATGAGAATTGGATAGAGTTTAAAAAGTGGCATAGAATGTTTGCTACTGGTTTAGACCCGAAAGACGTAAGAAATTTAGAAGGTGATTATGATTTTTAATAAACAAATTTAAATCTTAATCATATAATATTTTGTAATAGCAAATTCACGGCATAAATCAAAAGCAATCAGAAGACAAATTATCGGCAATCGACCTTATAGTTGGACGCATAACTAGCACCAGCAACTATATTGTAAGCCTTACTGGGAGGAGACACGATAAAGGGCAGCAATGGTGTTTATACCAGACGAGTTGTAAGCGTGTAGGTGACTTAGAAATCATCTTTAAGTAGGTCTGGCGAGTTTAATAACTAAGTGTTAAACTTAAATCCTCTGGGGTCTCATTGTTTATACTGAGCAACTCTTTTTTCAGACGGGTTTAGATGACTTCCCTAAGGAGGTCGTGTCTAAATCCGTCTGAAGTCTTTTGATTACCAGAGCAACTCATTAGATTGATCTGATCGTCTCGGTCGTGTTAAACGACCGAAGATACTAAACAAACTTCATTCATAGATTAATGGAAATCAATGTTTACAGAATCTTTGCCGACTCTCTCGATAGAAATCTTGTTATCGTAAAAGTTAACTAAAAGTTTGCAAATAATTTGTCTATCTCTCTCGCTATGACTTTTGTGAAAGAACTGTGGCGAAATCAGTTTTTTGCTAAATTTACGAGAGGTGTCTACAAATTCTACAAGTTGTTTTGTCATAGGATTTCTTAAGACTTTGTTAATTTCATTCTGTGTCATATTGTTTAATTTTGTCTTACAAAGATAATAAAAGTTTTTGATTTACAAAAACATTCTTATAAAAATTCACTATAATATTTAGATGAGTCGGTGTTGATTATCTCATCTGGCATTTTATTTATTTGACTTTTTTTTACACTCAACACCAAATTTTCTAATGTGTAAACCTCACTCTCTTCTATTTAACTTTGAATTGCCGTTCAACCAGAGAGTGAGGTTTTTATTACTTCGTGTAACCGTATTGCAAACCGTTCATGTTATCGTTAGTCATATAGCCGAGTTTAGTTAAGGCATAAACATTCATCATAAAGATGGTTGCCTCGTCTGTAGGCGGTAGAATATTCTTGTCTAGGTAATTGTCAATCACATATTGATTCTGACTTAACAAGTAGTCAATCTCATTCTTATCATGTAAGATTGCTTGTTGATAACCAGGAATAGCATTTTGATAAATCTGCAACATAAAGTTGATTTGATTTCTGTCAGTAACAGTTATACCTGCGCCTTTGTAGAAAAAGCCTAACTGTGATAGTTTAGTCAAACCTAATTGACTTGCTAAACTTTGTCTGCTTTCTTTTCTTCTTTCTCTTCTGTTTTTCATAGTGTGTGTTTTTAATTGTTTCTGTAAAATTAATAAAATAAAAACATTCTACCAAACTTTTAATATAAATAATATGAAAAAGCACGAAAAAAAAGACTTCTCAAAAGAAGATATCATTCTTGCCTTACTTAAAATGCGTGTTGAAAAGTTCGCAACAACTAAAACTATGCTTGACTTCTTAATGAATGATTTAGGTTACGGCCAGACTTACGCCTATGAACTGATTAAGATATCTAAAATAAGAATAAACGAAATCTTCAAAGAAGAACACGAAGAGTCATTTCATAATGCAATAGCAAGACTTGAAGAGATTATTGAAACAACTAAGAACGAGAAGACAAGATTAGAAGCACAAAAAGAAATGAACAAACTTTTAGGCTTACATAAACCACAAAAGGTTGATGTGACTAGCAACGGTAAAGATCTACAGATAGGTGAGGTTGTAGTTAAAATTATTAGAAACGGTGATGAAGATATGTAGAGAATGTGGTGAAAAGAAAGAAATCACAGAGTATTACAATCAAGCAAGATATCGAGATGCTTTAGACCCAATGTGTAAAGTATGTAGAGATAAGACATCTCGTGAATATCAGATGTTAAATAAAGAAAAGCAAAAAGAATATAGAAGACAATACTATCACAAACACAAAGATAAAATAAAAGTGTATCGTGATGAGTGGTATAAAAAAAGAAAACACAATGAAAAGGACTAAACTAATGTTGGGAGACAACATCACATCACTACGAAAACTTCCAGATAATAGTATAGATTCAATTGTAACAGATCCACCATACGGCTTGTCTTTCATGGGTAAGAAATGGGATTATGATGTTCCGTCAGTAGAGTTCTGGAAAGAAGTTTATAGAGTTCTAAAACCAGGCGGACATATTTTATCATTCGGAGGAACAAGAACCTATCACAGAATGGCTGTAAATATAGAAGATGCTGGTTTTGAGATTAGAGACCAGATTATGTGGTTATACGGTTCAGGTTTTCCTAAAAGTCATAACATAGGTAAGGCAGTTGATAAATTAGAAGGTAATGAGCGTGAGGTTGTTGGTGAGATGAAGGGTGCTGGTTCAATAGGAACAACTTATATATCAGGTCAGGATTATACTGACGGCTTAGATAAAGGAGTATTCAAGAGTTCATATACAGGAACAAAAGGTCAATCCGAATGGGAAGGTTGGGGAACTGCTCTTAAACCAGCAAATGAACCAATCTGTTTAGCCAGAAAACCTTTAAGCGAAAAGTCAGTTGCTGAAAATGTCTTAAAGTGGAGAACTGGTGGTATAAATGTTGATGGATGTAGAATAGGTTCAGATACAATCAAAACAAATATGATGAACACAAAAGGTGGATTATATAATTTAGGCAACGAAAATAGAACTGAAAATAAACCAGATGACACAACACACGAAGGCCGTTTTCCAGCCAACATCATATTAGATGAGATTGCTGGTGAAATACTTGACGAACAAAGTGGTAATATAAAATCAACTGGTTCAGTTAGAAAAAAAGAAAATGAATATGATGGAACTTCATATAAAGGTAAAAACGAACTTGGTAGGTCATCAAATCCATATGCTGGTGAGAACGGTGGAGCCTCACGATTTTTTTATCAAGCCAAAGTAAGTAAGAAAGAGAGGAATATGGGGTTAGACAATTTTGAGGAAAAGCAAAAGATATACTTTTCTAAAAAGAGTAGAATGAAAGAACAAGGAACAGAAGAGGATGAGCCATCTGATGGTATGGAAAGATTTACAAGCATACAAAAAAACAATCATCCAACCGTAAAACCAGTATCACTTATGGCTTACCTTTGTCGTCTTATCACACCACCTAACGGCATCATACTTGACCCGTTTATGGGTTCAGGTTCAACAGGTATAGCCGCACAATTAGAAGGATTTAGATTTGTAGGTATGGAAATGGATGAAGATTACTTTAAGATTGCTGAGACGAGAATAGAGAACTATGAAAGTTATAGAGAGTTTATCAAATGACAACACTGCTAATTATTAACTATATCATCTGGTTATATGATGCTATCAACTACGACAAAAAAGTTGAAGCAATGAATATTGATGAGATACAAAAAGATATTGCTTATCAGTTAAAACCAATAGTGATCTTACTATCAGCAATACCTTACTCATCTCTTATAAATCTATTTTTGTGGCCAATTATAAAAAAGTATTTTAATTTGTGAAACTACAAATAGAAGGTAATCGTATTTTGGATGAGATGTTAGCATCAGACCACCGATTCATTTTAAATGTCGGTGGTTCTCGTTCTGGTAAGACCTACGCGATTCTACAATACATTTTGATATATTGCCTCAAGAATAAAAATAAAGTCATTACAATTGCTCGTAAGACATTTCCATCTTTGAGACTTGGAGCTTATAGAGAGTTTATTGAAATGCTAAAAACATATGACATCTATAAGGCAGAGAATCACAACAAGACTAATAACTATTATAACTTAAACAACAACACAGTTCAGTTTATATCATTGGACCAATCTATTAAGTTGAGAGGTCTAAAACACGACCTGGTGTTTATAGACGAGGTTAATGAAGTAAGTAAAGATGAAGCAGACCAACTCTTTATGAGAACTGAAGATAAGATACTTATGGCTCAAAACCCATCTGATGCCTTACACTGGTCTTTGAAACTACAATCACTATCAGAATGTCTATACTTACACTCAACTTATGTTGATAATCCATTTTTACCACAAGCAATTGTAAATCAGATTGAATCATATAAAGATACAGATGAAGACTTATGGTTAGTTTATGGCTTAGGTATGCCTGCAAAGAATAACGAGTTGGTTTACAATCACTATAAGTTCTTTTCAGAAGATGAATTAACAATTAAAGATTCGGATGATAGAGAGCACAATCTATTTGAAGAGATTATTTATGGTTTAGATTTCGGATACAACCACCCCACCGCTCTTGTAAAAGTTTGGATAAATACTGATAAGAGAACTATTTGGTGTAAAGAAATTATACATCAAAGTTATTTAACTACGAATGATTTGATAACTTTAATG